GACGGAATGGAGGCCATATCTGCAAGCATGGTGGCTGACTTCCTTGAACAGACAACCGATGAGCAGATAACCGTCCGTATTAACTCACGTGGCGGTGATGTGCAGGAGGGGTGGGCCATACATGACCTGCTTGTCAACTCCGGCAAGCGTATCAAGACCATCGGTGAGGGCCGTGTTTACTCTATCGCCACCATCATCTTCCTAGCTGGCGATGAGCGTGAGATGATGAAGAATGCCGACGGGCTGATCCATAACCCGTACATACCTCCTTTCACGCTGGCTGATGCTTATGAGAGCGAAGATCTGAAGAAGATAGCTGCCGAGCTGGAGCAGGAGGAGCAGAAGATACTGGCGTTCTATGTTGAGCGTACTGGATCACCGGTGGAGACATTAGCCCAGTATATGAAGAATGACACCAAACTGTCGGCGGATGATATGCTGAAGCTGGGGTTTGCTACGAAAGTGATTGAGCCTGTCAGGGCTTATGCTTATATGAAAACAAATTTAACACACATGAACGAGAAGGCTTTTTTTGAAAGGCTTGGCGAGGCCCTGGATGGTGCTGTCGCCAAAATCAAGAATCTGAGCCGCCTCCCACAGGTCGATCAAACACTGACCGATAAAGACGGTAACGAGTTTACTGTCGTGCGTGAGACGGGAAGCCCGGAGGTAGGCGACAAAGCCAACCCTGACGGGACGTACACTATGGCCGATGGTACAGTGATTACTGTTGCCGATGGCACTATCACCGGGGTCAGTAAGGCTGACGAAGAAGAACAGCCCGATGAACTCGCTGCCGCCAAAGAGCAGATAGCTGCCCTGGAAGCAAAGGTTGCTGAGATGGAAGCCGCACAGGCCGCCAAAGATGAAGAGGTAGCTGCCAAAGAGGCTGCCGCTGCACAGGTGGTCGAACAGGCACAGGCACTGGTCACCGAGTTATCCACACTCAAGAATGAGTGGAAGCCCGAAGGCCGGTCAAAAATGAATACCGTCGATAAGGTCGGCAGTATTGATCTTGTTCGTGTCAAAGAAATACGGGAAAAGCTGAAGTCAAAAGCTGAATAATCATGGCAAACTTATTTAATACTCCAACAACGTCACAAACATCTCCATCTACAATGTCACAAACATCTCCCTCGTGTGCAAACACACTCAATCTCGACAACCTTCACTTCACCGCAGACGAGCTGCGTTCGCTGAATGAACTCGTTGTCACGGCCGTTCTGGAATCACCGGAACTGTCACAGCTCTACACCCTCTACACGGGTATCAAGAATGACAAACGCATCGGTATCATACCCGGAACGTTTGGTCTTGTAGGCAAGGCTGCACAGTCTTGCGATCCCGTCGCTCACTGCTACGAGAATCCGGCCGTTGAAAAGACCTGGTCTCCGAAGTACCATGAAGTCATCATCGATATGTGCGTGGATGAGGTATCCGATTCACTCATGCGTCTTGCTCTCAAGTGCGGCGTTGATGTGTACGACCTCACCAAGACTGAGATCTTTGCCTTCATACAGGACATCCTTGTGAAGGACATCAAGAAAATGATCTTCCGGTCAGCATGGTTCGGTGATGTCAATGCTACCAATGCCCCTGCAGGTGTTCTTACCCCTGGCATTGATCCCGACTTCTTCAATATCATCGATGGCTTTTGGGTACAGCTTGCTGCTATCTACGCCGCTGACACCGACCGCCTGACGGCCATGCCGGGTAACACACAGCTGACAACTGCACTGCAGTTCTCCGTTGCTACCCCGATACTGACCTTCAACGCTGTCAATAGCGTGATCGATTCAGCCATCCCCGAGCTGGCACAACAGCCTGACCGCATCCTCCTTGTCACCCGCTCAGTGTTCGACCGTCTCCGCAGGTACCTGCAGACCGTTGGCACCGTATTTCAGGATTACAAGCTGATGGTTGACGGCATTGAGATGGCAACATGGGACGGCATACAGATGGTATCCCTGCCTCTGTGGGACCAGATCATAAGGTCATACTACAATGATGGCACCAAGCTGGACAACCCGCACAGGGTACTCTACACGACCAAGTCAAACCTTGCACTGGGTATGACCTGCACCTCACTGTTCGAGAATATTAACTCGTTCTACGATCCCAGGAGCCGTTACAACCGCATCGAGGCTGTTGACGCATTCGATGCTAAGATCATCGACGACAGGCTGGTACAGGTAGGACTTTAATAACAGAGGATCATGGCTGATTGCTATCGTAAAATATCAGACTGCATCCTGAAGAACTGCTCCAACCTGGTGCAGGGAATCAAGGATAAGGCCTACTTCATCAACTATGATGACGTAGACAAGGACCTCTGTACGTTCGATCCTGACAACCCACTGCTGATGACGCAGCTGGTGTTGAAGACTATCTCTCCTCCTGCCTACGCTTACTGCGTAGAAGGGTTTAACTTCTCCAATGAGCATACCGTCGCAATGGTGAAGAAGACCTATCAGAAGGTATGGGATCACAACTTCATCTTCCGCATTTTTGATAACACCCCGGAGGATAAGCTGTGGATCAAGGAAGCAGCAGGCAGCAGGTTCATGGTAATCATCGAGAACAACTACAACAAAGACAATCTCGGAAGAACTGTCTTTGAAGTTCTCGGCTGGGACTTCGGTCTTGAGCTGAACGAGATCACCCGTAACACCAACGACGAGGATACCCTCGGCGGGTGGGTGCTCACGGCAGGCTGCTCGGATACCCTCAAGGAATCCCTGCCCCCGATGACGTACTTTGCCACTGACATTGCAACAACGAGGCTGGCTGTTGACGCTCTTGTAGCCCCGTGCTGCGACGACTGATAAATGAGAGGGGAGGGCTTGCTCCCTCCCTTTCTTTTTTATGATCACACAGCAGTTCGCCAGGCAGTTCGTCAATGAGCCATCCTTTCGCACCCCTGCTAATAAGGAGGTGATACGCAAGGAATACCGACGAATCTTCGGAGGACAGCTGAATGCCGGATGTAGCACCTGCTTCATCGAGGCACTATTCAAAATCCTAAACAAAAAGCAAATGGCATCAAGCAACTATATTTTAAAGAAAGGCGTTGTCCTCACCGTCTTTAGCGACGCACGCAGGACATACACCTGGAAGACCATCACCGATGAAATAGCCGCACAGATACTCACAGAGTTTCCTGAGAAGAGGATCTTCTTTGATAAGATACCGGCTGCCCCTGTCGTGGAGGTTCCTGAACCGGTTATTAAGGAGCCTGCGGTTGAAGAGAAATACACCGGCCGTCCTGCCAGCGAGATCACTCATGAACTTGTTGAGAAGGTCACCAAGAAGAGTACACCTAAAAAGCGTAAGTAATGAGGGTATCGGCCGCAAAGACGGCCCCCAGGGTAGAGCGTGATGTTTGGATGAACTCCAAACAGATCAAGGCATACGGAGCCGGCAATGACTACCCGCAGAAGGTGCTTGAGATTATCAACTCCTCCGGCACCGGCAGCACCTGCATGGATATCTACATCAAGTTTGTAGCCGGTGGTGGCTTCACTGATCTTACCCTCAATGATACTGTCCTTAACACCAGTGGAGAGAGGGCATCAACCCTGTTACGTAAGGCAGCCAAAGACCTCAAATACTATAACGGCTTTGCTTTTCTGATTAAGTATGACGGGTTAGGGATACCGGTAGAATATTATAACATACCCTTCGAACACTGTCGTATTGAGCAGAAGGATAAGAAATACACCGGCCGCATAGCTGTCTATCCCGACTGGACCGGTCAGACCGGCAAGAGGATCAGTGAGGATGACATAAAATACATCCATCGTTATGACCCCACAAAGGCTATCGCACAGATGACAGATGCAGGTGGGCCGGAAGCCTACCTTGGACAGGTGTATTACTTCACCGCTGATGGTGACTTTGAATATCCCGTGTCACCCTTTGACGCTGTGGTAACGGATATGCTCACCGAGGAGAGCGTGTCAACCGTCAAACATAGAAACGCCAAATTCAACTTCCTTCCGTCGGGTATTCTGGTCCGCAAAGGTATCAAACCCCGTACGCTGGATGATGGCACCATTGACCCCAATGATAATTACAACCAGGAACAGGAGGCCAGCGCCGAGAACATCAAGAGGATGCAGGGTGATGAGAATGCCTCTAAGATATGGGTGGTCGATGTGGACGCTGATGAGGAGAAGCCGGAGTTTATTGACTTCACCGCCAAGAACTACGACCGGCAGTTTGAACTCACAGAAAAGACCGTACAGCAGAACATCGCCTCCATGTTCCGGATACCTCCCGTACTGCGTGGCATTGATGTCGGAGCTGGCTTTGGTGCCGAACTGGTAGGGCAGGCTTATGCCTTCATGAACTCGGTGACGGGTGATGAGAGAGCCATGCTGGAGACGGCGTTCATGGATATGCTCTCAATGTATAGGACGCAGTTCAGTCAGTTTACGGTACAACCCCTAACCTACATAGCAACATCATGACCCCGATCACACTCGTAGAGATAACCGATCTGCAGAACTATAAGCTGGTCTGTGACAGCGTGAAGAATCACGCCTCATGGCCTATGTTCGTATGGGAGGCACAGATGCTTGATGTCAAACACTGGTTAGGTGACGGTCTGTTGAATGAACTGCTAACGCAGGCCGTTACCTCGCCTCCTTCATTCACAGCCGAGAATACACTGCTGCTTGACGGAGGCACCTATACCTATAACAGCCGGACATATATGTTCCAAGGACTGAGGGCGTGCATCATGTATTATGCCTTTGCACGCTTTACCAATAGGACGGCATATAACTATACCGCTGCCGGGATAGTGGTCAAGGAGAGTGACTATAGCACGCCGGTATCAGACAAGGTAACACAGCGACTTGAGACAGAGGCACGGCTGACAGCTGATGCCCTCAAGTGTGAGGTGGTGACGTTTCTTAACAGGAACTCGGCAGACTACCCTTTATGGGCAGACTTCTGCAAATGTAGTACAAGATGTAATGATTTCAGATTTAGGGTGGTGGGTGATTAAGTAATATGATGAAAATAGTAATTGGTGACTAATAAAATAAAAAACAATGGATAGAAACGTAAGCAAACCGTGGGTATCACAGTCGTCAGGTAACATAACAAGGGTTGTGGCTGTCGATGTGTCAAGTGCTGACTATGAGCCGGGGATGCCCTTCTTCCTCCGTGCCACTACTGCCGGTAATATTAAATACTGTCCTGTGGGTAATGAGGACAGCGAGGCCATCACGAAAGCCTTTGCCGCCTCCGACATCTTTGTTGACCCGGAGGTAGTTCGCAAGGTCTTTGCCAGTGGTACTACTGCTACCAATATTTATGCAGGATTTGGTGTCTAATCGGAGGACACGCAATGGGAATAAGAATAGGAATAGGTGGTCTTAAAATAGGCCAGGGCAGTACCGGTGTAAATTGGAGTTCCTACTGGACGAAACCATTTGATGCCGAAGCAGAAACAGGTGACGGGTTAACCTATGCAACCGCATGGAATGGCTTTACTAATATTGATTGGACTAAGCTAACACCGGGGGCAACCCTTTATGTGTGCGGCAC